GCGCCGGCCGATTGGGATGGCAAGCTGAAGCCGAGGCCATCCGGACGGACAGGGCTAAAACGATGCTTCTTTACGGTCAGGCAAAACACATCCTGGAACTTTCTAAATGAAAAACGATGAACGCCTAAGCGGGGCACTTCAGGAAAACATCCTGGTGCTTCTTTGCTTTGACGATGTGAATGGCAAGTTGATCCGCGGTGCTCTGACGCCCCAGCTGTTTGAGTCGTCAGTCTTCCGAGAGGTGGCAGGTCACGCCATTGACTTCATTGATCAGTATGGCGAGACCATCAAGGATCACCTGCCTGATCACCTTGAAGCCATCCTGAATGGTGATGACCAGCGTAAGGCAACCAGCTACAAGAAGCTGCTGGACAATCTGTTCGCCAGCAAAGACTCGGTCAATGGCGACTACGTCATCAGCCAGTTGCATAAGTTCGTGCGTCAGCAGAAACTCAAGGATGCATTGATCAAAGCAGTGGAGGCCATCGAGGACGGCCGGATTGATCAAGCCGAAGTAGAGCTGCAGAAAGGCTTGAACAGCCAATCCATAGCATTCTCCGGTGGCTTCAATCTGGGCTCTCCGGAGGCCGTCATATCAATCCTAGACCACTCGGAGGAGGAGGGGTTCGATCTTGGTATCAAAGAGCTGGACCAAGCTGGCGTGATCCCCCGGCGCAAGGAACTGTTCTGCCTGCTGGCGCCCCGCGGTAAGGGCAAGTCGTGGTTCATCACGCACGCCGCCAAGCAGGCTTTGCTTCAGCGTTGGTCGGCTGTCATCGTCACACTTGAAATGTCAGAGAAGCGATACGCGAGCCGGATGCTCCAGTCCTTCTTTTCAATCAGCCGTCGTGAAGCAAAGGTCAAGGTCACCCGGCTCGTGCATGGCAAGGATGGCGTGCTCCAGGATGTGATCCAAGAGCAGATCGAACGTATGACCATGCGCGACGACAACATCCGTGATGTGCTGAGCAAGCGGGCCAAACGTGAGTTCGGACGCCGGCCCCCTTTCCGTATCAAAGAGTTCCCCACCGCCTCCCTTGATATGACTGGGCTGGAAGCATACCTGGATGGCCTTGAACGCTTTGAAGGCATGGTGCCGGATGTGATCTTCGTTGACTACCCTAAGCTAATGAAGATCAACCCACTCAACCTGCGGGTCGAGCTGGGCGCCATCGGTGAGCAGCTTCGTGGTCTGGCCACCAAGCGCAATTGCGCCGTGGTGATCGTGGCGCAGGGCAATCGTGCTTCTGAGACTGCCACGCTGGTGACCGGTGACATGACGAGTGAGGACATCAGCCTGCTTGCCACGGTCGACACCATGCTGACGTACAGCCAGACGCCAGCAGAGCACAAGCTAGGGCTAGCCCGTATCTTTGTCGAGAAAGCACGGAACGAGGAAGCCAAGCAGCAGGTGTTGCTCACGCAGGCTTATTCCATAGGCCAGTTCTGCCTTGACTCCTCCGCCATTCACGGCGAATACTGGGACTTCATGGGGGACCGTGATAACAAAGAAGAGCAGCGCAGTGGCCGGCGCCGGGGTGGCAGGCAAGATGATGAACGGGATTAACCATGCTCATAGCAAAGCGGGCGGTCACCGCCTTCCTCTCCCGTGATCTGGATGACTTCCGCTGGATGAAGTCGTTGACCCGTGAGCAGATAATGCGAGAGCTGAACGCCCTGAAGGTCAAGCCTAAGTTCAAGACTGAGCCGTGGCTCCATCAACTGGTCTGCTTCTACATTGGCCTGTGCCGTCCTGAATTCCTATTCCTGCTGGACATGGGCCTTGGCAAGAGCAAGATACTGGCAGACCTGATCACCCAGATTCAACGTGAGCGAAAGCTGGAAGGGGCATTGGTCACCGTGCCACGGATGATCAACATCGACTCGTGGTCTGATGACCTTGCCGTGCACTCTGACCTGGAGCCGTGGTCATGCAACGTAAGCGACATCGAGGAGAAGTGGGAGCGGCTGGCTTACCCCAAGGGTGATGTGACCCTGATCGACTACGCCGGGCTTCACTGGGCCTTAGGCAAGAAAGAGAAGTCCAAGAAGGGCATGCGGATCGTGCGTGATGACAAGAAGGTCAAGCACGTCCAGAAGCAATACAACTTCATTGGCGTTGATGAGAGCCACAAGCTGAGCAATTCAGAGAATCTGTGGTACGGCATTATGAACCAGCTGTGCAAGACATCAGAGTTCCGCTACTTCACCACGGGCACGCTGTTCGGCAAGAATCCGGAGGCCATGCATGCTCAGTTCTACCTGATGGACCGTGGCGAGACCTTTGGCGAGAACCTTGGTCTATTCCGGGCCGGCTTCTTTCATGCCAAGATGAACCCATGGAAGGGCACCGTCTATGAGTTCAACGAGCGTATGGATGGCAAGCTCCACAAGATGCTCCAGCACCGGTCGATCCGCTACGATGAGGATGAAGTGCAAGACTTACCCACACGTATCACACTGACCAAGACCTATGAAATGGGGACTGAGCAGCGAGAGCACTACATGCGGGCGGTAGAAGGATTGATCAACGCGGAGGGCAAGCTAGGAGAGCTGGATGCTAGCTGGCTGCGCATGCGTCAGATAGTGAGTGGCTACCTTGCTTGGAAGGATGACGCCGGTGACCACGTGCTTCACTTCAAGCACAACCCGAAGCTGGATGGCCTTGAAGGACTCATTGATGAAATGGGTGATAGCAAGATCGTGGTCTGCTACGACTACACGGAGACTGGCAAGATGATCAGCGAACGCTTGAAGTCCATGGGCGTCAAGCACGAGTGGTTCTATGGTGGCACCAAGGACAAGACTGGGAGCCGGCGCAACTTCCTGGACGATCCGACGTGCCGCGTCTTCCTGATGAACAGCGAAGCAGGGGGCACGGGCAATGATGGCCTCCAGAAGGTCGCCCGTTATATGGTGTTCTATGAGACCCCCACGCCACCCATCACACGCAAGCAGACCATCAAGCGGATCCACCGGCCGGGGCAGCTTCAGCGGTCCTTCATCTACGACTTGGTCATGCGCCGCACGCTCGACAAGGGGATCCTTGAAGGCATAGCCGAGAACATCAACGTCTATGACAAGGTGGTGAATGGCCATGCTAAGAAGGCCTTCCTCTTGGGGGGTTGAGTCTTTATAAAGATGTGGTATGATGAGGCTCCAACAGGAGAATATAAATGGAAACTGTCATTGTCTTGGTGGTCACGCACGACAAGCCCGTGCCTGACTTGATCGCCAAAGTCTCGGGCCGGGCTTGGACCATTGAAGGTGTGTCGAGTGTCGAGATTGTGGAGGACAATCTGCCGTGGCCAGAGCTTCACCCCCCTGAGGTGCTTGACACCCTGATCAATAGCCAGTTGATGGACGAGTGCTCCGCAGACCGTGGGACTAATTGCCGTGCGCCCATTTGATTGGGAGCGGCTGTTCAAAGAGCAGCGGGTGCCTTACGTAGAATCAGGCCCGAACGTCAAGCGGGGCGAGTTCGCCATCCAGTGCCCATTCTGCGGCTCGGCGGATCCTAGCAAGCACATGGGCATCAGCCCTGAGACTGGCTGGTGGTCTTGCTGGCGCAACAGAGCACAGCACTCTGGTAAATCGCCTCTCCGCTTGATCATGCGGCTCCTAGGGGTGCCCTACGCCAAGGCCCGCGAACTCGCCGGGCTTGACGACTCTTACATTGACCCTGAAGGCTTCGACGCAATGGCGGCTCGCGTGATGGGCCGTGACAAAGAAGTGATTGATCCGTCCAGGGATCGCCGCTTTCTCCGCATGGATGATGGCTTCCTGCCCATTCACACCACTGGGCGAACTCGCCGCATCTTCAACTATCTGCTTGACCGTGGGTTTGATAGCATTGACGATGTCTGGGACCTGTGCGACGAATACCACCTGATGGCCGGAACGGGCAAGTGGTCTGATCGAGTCATCATTCCTTACTACCAAGACGGTGAGCTTGTGACCTGGACTGGCCGGGCTATTGCTGAGTCAACCATCCGCTACAAGGACCTGAGCATTGACGAGTCGCTGCTTGCCGCCAAAGAAACCCTATTCAACCACGATTGCATGCTCGATGGCGGCAAGGCCCTGATCATTCAGGAAGGCCCCTTTGACGTGCTGAAGGTTGACTTCTACGGCAAAGAGTTCGGGGTGCGCTCCGTGGGGCTGTCCACCAACTCTATCAAGGAGGCGCAGGCCTTCCTGCTGCAAACAGCCGTGGGCAAGTTCAAGCAGATCGTGATCATGCTAGACACCAAGTCCCGGCTGGGTATAGTAGACTCCATGCGGATGAAGTCGGACCTGCACTTCATTGATAACCTGACCATCGCCTCCGTGCCATTCGGTGCTGGGGATGGTGGCGCCCTTTCCCCCGAGCAAGTGATTGCTTGGGCCAAAAAACTCTAGGAATTAACATGGCAAACTTTGCCCATTACTTCAACAGCCGCTTCGCAGGGTGCCAGTGCTTGGCCCACGCCTTTGACCAGCATCGCAACCGTGATGTCAAGATATACCAGATCCCAGGTGTGGTGGACTGCGTGGGTGTCAGTGATGGCGTCGACCGCTGGATCGCCCCCGTGGCCCCTGAGCTGTTTAGCGTGAACATCCAGAAGCTGCTCCGTGACCTCCAGGAAGGCGTTTCCATCAAGCTGCCTGTCAACGGTCTGGACCAGTCAAAAAAAGAGCCCAGGAGCGCGAGGAGGCGGCTCCTGCTTGATTCTGAAGCCCCTGCCCCTGCCCCACGTGCTCGCCGTACCCTGATAGCTTAACCAAGAGGACCAACTATGTCATACACACCTGTATTCAAAGGCCCGATAGAGGGCTGGACCGTGAACTTCAACAAGAGCAACATGTGGCGTGTCGAGCGCAGCATGGAGTGGGCAGACCTGATGCAGGAGGCCTACATCGTTTTCCTCCGCTGCTGCAGCAAGGCCCAAGACATCGAGACGCCCCAGCATTTCATGGCCCTGTACAAGACCGCTTGGTTCAACCAGTTCACGAACTTCGCCAATGCGGACACCAAGCTGCGGAGCCAGATCACTGAAGGCTGCTTGGCCAAAGATGATGACGCACCCCAGTATGAATCCATGGGTGACTTGGTGAATGATGGGGCACTAGCCACCATGCTACGTCAGGCCCCACGTGAAGTACTGATGGTTCTCAATCTATTCCTGAACGCCCCTACGGAAATGATTGAAGTGGCTCTGGAGAACTGGAAGGGCCGTGACCTCCGCAAGAAAACTGGCGGCAGCACAAAGATTTGTCAGATGTTGGGGTTGCCT